ATGGTAACGGGTCATCATATTTAACCGGATATATTAGTAATTTTAGAGTTGTTAAAGGAACAGCAGTCTACACGGAAGCATTTACTCCAAGTACGACACCATTAACCGCAATATCAAACACAAGTTTATTAACCTGCCAATCTAATCGTTTTATAGATAACAGTACAAACAACTTTACTATAACAGTTACAGGTAATACATTAATAAGTTCATTCGACCCATTTGTTCCAAACACTAGTTATAGTACATATGGTAGTGGATACTTTGATGGTACTGGGGATTATTTAAGTATTCCAAGCAATGCAGCCTTGCAATTACCCACCGGTGACTTTACAATAGAAGCATGGATTTATTTAACCGGTGCTTTGGGTAGTTATTATTTTATTTTTACCCAAACCGGTTCTACCAACGCCACCTCTAATTGGGATTTCACAGTTAACGGAAATGCTTCTGGGCAGTTGCGATTTGAAGCGTTTTCAGGAGGTACACAAATAATTAATTTAATTGGAACATCATCTGTTCCTGTTAATGCATGGACGCACGTTGCAGTTACACGTTCAGGAAGTACATATACTATATGGATGAACGGTATTAGTCAAGGTACTGCCTCATCTGCTAGCACTGTAAACACAAATGCGCTTACAACATACATTGGACAAAATTTTAATAATACTTATTATTTTCCCGGCTACATAACTGATGCTCGTTTAGTTAAAGGTACCGCAGTTTACACCACAACATTCACTCCACCATCAGCACCATTAACCGCAATAGCAAATACAAGTTTATTAACATTACAAAACAACCAGCCAGTAAACAATAATATATTCTTAGATAATAGCACAAACAACTCTCTAATAACTCGCAGCGGTAATACTACTCAAGGTACATTTAGTCCTTATGGTGATAATTGGAGTAACTACTTTACTGGTGCGTCTACTTCTTATATACAAACACCTGCAGGTTCAACTACTGCTATATTAGGTACCGCTGGTGGTGGTATAACACCTACAGCTACTTTTACAATTGAATGCTGGATTTATCAAATACAAAGACAGACAGCACTGACTACCCCTGTTTTAATAGGTGATCAAGGTGTTAACGGTAGTTTATATTGGACGTTTGGTCCAGATAGCTCAGGTAAATTAGCTTTTTATCACTATACTGGTTCACAAGTATTGGCAACAGGTAATGATACTATTCCATTAAATACTTGGACACATATTGCTATGTCTATAAATTCAGGTGCAATTAAATTGTTTGTTAATGGCACTCTACAAACAATTACAGGAGCAACTACTACAGGAACGCAATCTGGTACATTTGGATATTTGTTAACAGGTGGATTTTATAATTTTACTAGCACACACGCATACATCGGTAATCTTAGTAATTTAAGAATAGTTAAATCTGCACTCTATTCTACAACATTTACTCCTTCGACAACACCATTAACACCAATTACTAATACTGGATTGTTAATGTGCCAATCATCTAGATTCATAGATAATTCACCAAATGCATTTGCACTTACAACTGGTAGTACACTATCAGTACAGCGTTTCTCACCATTCAATCCGTTATCAGTAACCCCAACAAGTTATAGTGGTTATTTTGATGGTAGTGGGGATTATTTAAGCGTCCCTACAACTAGTGGAAACTTAAATCAAACCGGAGACTTTACATATGAGATGTGGATCTACTGGAAATCTATGCCTACTACGGGTTATCAAAATATTGCAGGGCAAGGTGAAGCTGGACAAAGTAGTTATGGATTGCTGGCTGGAAATGCTGCATCAAATACTTGGTCTGCACCTTATGTATTCAAGTTAAATGTTGCAAACTCGGGTGATGTATTGAATGGTAATACAGCATTAGTTGCAGGACAATGGTATCACTTAGCACACACTAGAACAAGTGGCGTTAATAGATTGTTTGTTGATGGAGTAGTGCAAACTAATACATACACTGATAATACAAGTCGTACATTTGCTGGTAATCCGTATCTAATTGGAAATAATAGTAACGGCTATATTAGTAATTTTAGATTTATTCAAGGTACTTCTTTATATACAACTACATTTACCCCTCCAACAAGTCCATTGACTGCGGTATCTGGTACACAACTACTAACACTACAATCACCGACATTTATTGATAACAGTACAAATAACCTTACAATTACTGCTGTCGGTAATAGTCAGCCAACAATACAAAACTCATTCGGATTTACCAGTGCATTAACAAATGGATATACACCAAGTACAATAGGTGGTTCTGGTTACTTTGATGGTACTGGAGATTATTTAACTGTGCCGTATTCAAGTAGTTTTAGTATACCGTCAAATACTGCATTTACATTTGAATGTTGGGTTTATACTACAATAAATAATATTTTCACAGTGGCTAATAGAAATTGGAACTATGGAGGCACCGGTCCAACGTGGGCATTTTATTTAAATAATGGAACAACACCAGGTTGGGGTATTGCCGGCACAGGTTACTCGACCTATAATATGTTGAATTCATCATCTGTAAGTGGAAAGCTAGGCGCATGGAATCATTATGTATGGACTCGAGATAGTAGTAATGTTTGTAGTATGTATGTAAATGGTATAAACGGAGGCGTGTCTAGAACAGACGGTCAAGCTATGACATCAGGTAGTGGTAATGTTTTTATTGGTGTGTCTTCTAATTTAGCATCACCCTATGCTAATGGAAATATATCAAATATGAGATTTGTATTAGGTACGGCAGTATACACCAGTAACTTTGTTCCACCGGCGTCTCCACTACAGGCAATCACCAATACAAGTTTATTAACTAATATGACCAGTGCTGGTATCTACGATGCCGCAATGATGACCAATATGGAAACATTGGGTGATGCAAAATTAAGTACAGCAGTAAGTAAGTTTGGGGGTAGTAGTATGAGTTTTGATGGTACAGGGGATTATTTAACTGCACCGTTTAATCCAACATTTAATCTAGGTACTGGTAACTTTACAATTGAATTTTGGGTCAATACATCATCAACTGTGGCATATGCAACAGCATTACGTTTAGGTGATACTTGGACAACAGGTAGTTGGGCCTTATATTTAAATGATTCCGGTGGTAGCGGATATCCTAGTTGGTGGAATCAAACCGGCTCTTATACATTAAGTACTTCTGGTGCATTAATCAACGACGGTTCTTGGCATCATATTGCATTGGTCAGAAATGGTGCTACTATGACAATGTATATTGATGGAACTAGTAGAGGAACATTATCAATTGGTACTAACACTGTCGGAGATACTACTACTAAACTGTGGATTGGTAGAGACTCTAGTAATGTACGTGAATGGGTAGGATATATGGATGACCTAAGAATAACAAAAGGTTATGCACGTTATACAAGTAACTTCACACCACCAACAAGTGCATTCCAGATTAAATAAGAATTAGAATAAAATGACTACTAAAGTAAATACACCCAATTTAAATGCAACGTTCCTTGGTACGTTGGTGAAAATTAATGACACACAAACTGTCAATAATAAAACTTTTAATTCTCCAACATTGGTAACTCCAGCACTTGGTACTCCTGCGTCTGGTGATTTCAGTGCTGGTTCATTTACATGGCCTCTGTTCTACCAAGATATCAAGGCTAACGCTGCGTTCGATAAAGCAAACTCGACATTTGACCATGCCACAAGTTCATACAATGCAGCTAATACTGCCGACCAAAAGGCAGTGTCTGCAGGTTCTTATGCCAATTCAGCTTATGCTCTGGCGAATACTGCAAGTCAAGGTGTATCATCTTCTGGTACATATGCCAACTCAGCATTTGTTGCAGCCAATACGGCAGACCAACGTGCTGTAACAAGTGGTGTATATGCTAATGCTGCTTTCTCTCAAGCGAATACTGCCACAACAAATGCGGCCACTGCTGACCAACACGCAATCACATCCGGTGATTATGCTAACTCAGCATACACTTCGGCCAATTCAGTATCGTCTTATGCTAATGGTGCTTTTATTGCAGCCAATACTGCCGACCAACGAGCAGTAACTTCAGGTGTATATGCTAACGCTTCCTATGATGTTGCCAACTCAGCATCAAGTTATGCCAATGGTGCATTTGCTGTTGCTAACACTGGTGCAACTAATGCATTATCTGCTGGTTCGTATGCCAATGGTGCATTTACGACTGCTAACACCAAGTTTAACTCCACTGGCGGTACAATCTCGGGTGATGTTGTTGTTACTGGTAATCTAACCATATCTGGAAATGTAACATCGATATCAGCAACAAACCTAAGCATTGAAGATAATATGATTTATCTGAATGCCAACAATGATGTTTCTAATCCTGATATTGGCCTTGCAGCTAGTTATAACGATGGAACATATCATCACACCGGTGTATTCCGTGACGCAACAGACGGCACATGGAAGTTTTATTACAACTATGATCCAGAACCAGACGCATCACCATATATCGACACAGCACATGCAACGTTCAGAATTGCTAATCTAACAGCAAACCTTATTACTGATGTAGCAACTATACGTGGTTACGATCCAATCAATCATGCTAATGCTTCATATGCACATGCTAATGCCGCATATACTGCAGCTAATAACTCGGTTGACACATGGGTTCGTGATGCCGCTAACTCAGCATCATCGTATGCCAACTCTGCATACACTACATCAAACACGGCCGCAACAAATGCGCTGTCTGCTGGTTCGTATGCCAATGGTGCTTTTTCAGCCGCTAACACTGCTGACCAAAAGGCCGTATCTGCTGGTTCTTATGCTAACTCAGCATATGCCGCTGCCAATACTGCGGCAACTGGTGCATCCACTGCTGACCAGAAAGCAGTTACATCTGGTGATTATGCTAATTCAGCATACACTCAAGCAAATACTGCCGTCACAAATGCTGCTTCTGCTTCATCATATGCTAATTCTGCTTATACGGCAGCTAATAGTGCTGTAACAACAACTGGTTCACAAACATTAACAAATAAACTTTTATCTGATAGTACAACTTCATTTATTGATGAAGCAGATGCAAGTAAGAGGATGCAATTTCAATTATCTTCTGTGTCTTCTGGTGCAACTAGAATTTTAACTGTACCAAATTATAATGCAACAATTGCCACACTATCTGGTACCGAAACATTAACGTCAAAGACTTTAACAACTCCAAATATTAATGGTCCTTTAGTTGCATCACCAAAAGAAAAATTTATCACCAGTACTGCTCCAGAATCAACATTAAATTTATATATTGGTGATACTACGATTCATTATTACACAAGTAATGCCACAAATAATTTTACACTAAACATTGCAGCATATAATGATGTGTCTTTGAATAATTGGTTGGCAACTAATTCTTCAGTTACTTTTGTATTGATGGTAACAAATGGATCAACTGCCTATTATCCAAATGTATTTCAAATTGATGGTATCACCGTAACACCTAAGTATACTAATGGAATTGCTATTACAGCTGGCAATGCAAGTGCAATTGATATGTACAACTTCACAATTTTCAAAACAGCTTCAGCTACATACACAGCAATTATGTCGCAAACTAAGTTAGCTTAAGGATTATATTATGCCGTTAAGAACGATGTTGACCAGTTTTGGTTTACATTATAGTGGACCAACTACACCATTAAACACTGTTGCGCCTGCAATTACAGGAACTGCAACTTCTGGATCCACATTAACTTGTAGTACTGGTACTTGGTTAGGTGTGCAACCAATAACTTTTGCATATCAATGGTATAGAGATTCTGTATTGATAGCTGGTGAAACTAACAACACCTATACAATAATTTCAACTGATATTGGTTTCTCTTTTGTTTGTACAGTTACTGCAACAAACTCTTTAGGTTCTACTAGTGCAGATTCAAATTCAATTTTCATAAATGCAACTATTCCAGCCGGCACAATTATTATGTATGATGGTGCTGATCCTAGTATATCTGGATGGACATTATATTCAAACACAACTAATCGATACATCAGAGGCACAGGAACGCAAGGAAACATAAACACGACTTATGCTAACACAGGTAATGTTTCAGGCACAATTGCGTTTGCTCCAGCTGGCGGCCATGGATCTATTTCTGGCACATTTAAAACTTCTTGGATAGCTTACCCTGGTACTTTTGGTTCAAGTCAAGCATTAACATCGGGTACAGCAGGCGCTCATGTTCATACATCCACAATTTCAAATACACCTATTAATAATGCTCTACCTTGGACATCTGACTTTACTTTTTTAGTTGCTTCAACCGATCAAACAGTTTTTCCAGCAAACACAATACACATGAGGGATACTGCAATTTCTGGTTGGACTCAAAAACTTGCCACAAATCCAGGTTCACCAACATTCAGCACCGTTCGTAATATTCGTGGAACTCCAGGTTCCACATCACCTACTGAAACCGCTTTGGTTACTGCGCCAATAACAGGACCCATAATTACGTCTTCTGATGGATCACACTCTCATTTTATTGCTGATACTGCATATCGCAATCCAGCAACAGGTACCAGTTTAGGTGGTGGAAGTTATCTGCCTCCATCACCATCGTTTGTTGGTAGTAATCCTGCACCTTCACCGGACGGCCAATCACACGCACACAGTGTTACCGCAACATATTATTTGAAATCTTTACAATCTAAAGCAATGAAACTTTGGGTTGCAGCTGCACAAACCGGTGTTCTGAGTAACACTATGTGTTTATATTCTGGCACACTAAGTTCTTTGCCTTCTTATTGGAAACTTTGTGATGGGTTTGACGGAACACCAAATATGACTGGTTTTTATTTGTCACACTCATCATCATCTGGAACATCTCACGGTGCAACGATTAGTAAAAGTTCTGAGATGCAAGCTACGGCTGCACCATATTCTTGGCCACACCACCATGGATATGGAACAGGAAGTGTTTCGAGTGGTGGTTATGCAACCAAAGATTATTGGCACACCTCTGGTTCATCATCACATAGCCACTCTTACTCATCAACGCCATCTATAACTGATACTTATACTACAGAAACAGTCGAGTTGGCGTTTATTCAATATACACCTGGATCGGGTTCATTATCTACTTATTCGATTACTCCTTCTGCCAACACCGTAGATGAAGGTAATACGATAACATTCACGGTTTCTACAACAAATGTTGTGGATGGAAGCAGCTTGTCGTGGGTAATAGATGACATTACTGCCAACGGAACGTCCGATTTAGGTACAACAGGTAATAATGTTACGATTAATTCTGGAACAGCAACATTCACAGTAACACCTACAGCTGATGGTTTAACAGAAGGTAATCAAACATTTACAGTTTCAGTAAAAAGAGGTGATTCAATTGTAGCCACAAGTGAAACTATCACAATCATTGATACTTTTGCTTTATCATTCACAGCAACTTCTAGAACAATGTCGGGTTATGCACCTGTATCTAGAACTGGATGGACTCTTGGAACTCTAATACCAAGTAGTTATGATGATGGTTTCGCTGGTCCATATACAAGTGTTATGCCAGCTGGAACATCTTGGTTTATGAATAACACTGCATATAATTCATACTATGTCAGTTCGAATGGATTATTAACTTTTGGTGCAGGAACAGCCAGCGGTACGTTGTCAGCATTATCTATTGCGCCTTGTCCAGGTGACCAATATTGGGGTAGAAATGGTAGTAATATTGGTAGTAGTAACCAACAAGGTATGGCATATAAATTCGGAACAACATCTACTGGGTATTATTTCTTCTCAGTAAACATGCAAGGCTGGGCGTACGGTACCAGCTACACTGATAGAAGTTGGGAGATAAATTGTTTCTGGAATGCAGATAATTCAAAACAGTATATTGAAATTATATACAGTCCAGCCTTTGGAAGTAATTATTCTGGCACCGCCGGTGTATATGGTGGTTCATCAGTCGGTTACTCTGGCACCACATATGCTACACCTGATAAGAGCATGGCTTTCAGTAGTACGAATAAAGGTGTTAATTGGACTTTGGCTGGCCAAGGTTCTTGGACTGGAGTTGGAACATTTTAATGATGTAAATTGATGAGAGTAAATTATGGAAAAAATAAATGATTATATTAAAGTATACAAAGGTGGCATATCAAATGAATTGTGTGATAGAATACTGAATGAATATAAAAATTGTGATGGTTGGGAAGAAGCCAGAGTAGGTGGACATATTGTAGATAAATCCATACGTAATGTTAGAAACATCAACATATCACATTCAGAAATTATACAACAAAACCACGATACTAGAAGGCAATTAGATTCCGATTTATATGAAGTGGTTGCAAAACTTTTGGCAAATTATACCGAGATTGCACCACACACAACAATTGTGAATGATAGTGGATATATATTACTAGAATATTCTGAAGGATGTTTTTACACTCAACACACAGACCATTTTGACAGTAATCCTAGATCCATATCTTGTTCTTTAAATTTGAACGATGATTACACAGGTGGTGAGTTTACCTTTTTTGATGATAAATTGTCATATACTTTAGGTAGAGGTGATGTTATAATGTTTCCTTCAAATTTTATGTACCCACATGCTATTAAACCTGTTTTGTCAGGCACAAGATATTCAATTATAACATGGTTTAATTAATAATATGAATGATGAATTGATAAAAAACAGTTATATAAAATTACCAAAGTTTATTTCAAATGAACGTGCTGATGAATTGAAAGCTGAATTTACTCAGTTTGCTAAGGTAAACAATCTTCGTGGAGATGGCCAAGCACCAAACTCAAGTGTTTCATATAACTATAAAAGTTTTTTGGAATTGTTGTGTAATAAAACTGCAGAATTGTCTAAAATTGTTGAGAGTCAATTATTACCAACTTACACTTATGCCAGAGTTTACTATGAAAAAAGTGTTTTAGAGAGACATGTTGATAGACCAGCCTGCGAGGTGAGTATCACATTGAATTTGGGTGGTGATGAAGAATGGCCTATTTACATTGAAACACCAGAAGGCAAAGAAGTTGAAATGAATTTAGAACCAGGTGATGCAATGTTATATCTCGGATGTGTTGCACCACATTGGAGAAATGAATTTTCTGGCAAAGAATATTGCCAAGCATTCATGCATTATGTACAGAGTGATGGTCCTTTCGCATGGGCTTACTTTGACAAACAAAGATAAACGTAGTACAATAGAGAACTAAAAATATGGCAACTAAAAAATACGACCTAACCGCAATCATGGAAGAGTATGCTGATGATGACTTCGGTTTCACGGCAACAGATGAAGAAGAATACAACTCCGTTATTGCCGAAAAAGATGACACGGTACAAGAATACAAAGAACGTCTGCAACAGGTAGAGAAACTAATTATGCCGTTTCTAACCAAGTTGTTGAAGACTGCCGACCAACCAATCATCAAGTGGCCTAATCGTAAAGAAACATTAGAGGCACAAATACAAAAAATACTTGCTTTAACCAGAGATTAACTATATAATTGTACGAGGAGATATATTATGAAAGATTTGATAATCGGATGTTCCACCGGATATAAATGGGACACAATTAAGTATTGGGTCAACTCTATCAATCAGTCAGGTTTTACTGGTGATAAAGTTTTGATTATGATGAATGCTGATAAAGAGACTGTAGATAGAGTCACTGATACAGGATTCAAAGTTATCGGATTCAAACGGGATGAACAAGGCAATCTTGTATATCAGTCCAATATTATGGTACACGTTGAGAGATTTCTACACATCTATAATTTCTTGTCACAGAATGAGTATCGTTATGTCATTACGACTGACGTTAAAGATGTTATCTTCCAAAGCAATCCATTCAAACACATTGAGAAACATATGGGTCAACGTCAACTATTGATGTTCTCCTCTGAAAGTATGTTATACAAAGATGAACCATGGGGTAACCAAAACTTGTTGGAGACTTATGGTCAATTCATCTATGATAGATTCAAAGATAATCCAATCTACAACGTTGGTGTATTGGCTGGTCGTGGTGATGCAATGCGTGACTTGTGCATGAATATCTTTTCATCATGTCTAAACAAACCAATTCCAATTTGTGACCAATCTACATTCAACTTCCTGATTTCACAAGAACCATACAAGTCAACTTGTCGTTATACTAAATCGGAAGATGGGTGGGCATGTCAACTTGGTACAACTGCAGACCCAAGTAAGATAGACCAGTTCAGACCATTCTTGTTGGAACCATCTCCACACATGGAGATAGATAAAGTAGTAACGTCACAGAATAAAGAGTATGTGATTGTTCACCAGTATGATAGAGTGCCTGCATGGCGAAAGATTATTGAAGCAAAATATGGCTAAAATTTTATATGTTGTCCACCGATATGCTCCATATCCCGGTGGTTCTGAAAATTATGTACGTGATATGGCAGAAGAAACATTCCGTAGAGGACATGATGTAACTGTACTTGCAGGCGAACACAAAGGTGATTTGAACGGAGTCAAAGTAACAAGTGACTTTCAAATTATGGGTTCAGAAGTCTTTGATTTGATTGTTGTGCATGGCGGTGACGTTGGTGTACAAGATGTTGCATTGATGAACTCACAAAGAATTCCATCACCAATGTTGTTCATGTTGATTAAACCATCTGAGAGTGCCACATATCAACATGCAATGAAACACGTTAAGTACATTGGTTGTTCAACCAAAGAAGATTGGGAATCAGCATTCAAACTTGGTCATCGTGACAAGGCAGTTCGGGTATCACATGGCATCGATGCAGAGATTTCTTCTGGTACACCTGGATTCCGTGAGAAGTATGGAATCACAACACCGTATATGTTCTTGTCGTGTGGTGGTTTCTGGCCTAACAAAGCATTTCACGAATTGATTGCCACATTCAATGGTGTTGGTCGTGATGATGTTACACTTGTTCTGACTGGTTATGATAATCGTCACAACATCATGCCGCAAAATTCCAAACATGTGAAAGCGATGATGGTTGATGACCGCAATGATGTTATGTCTGCGATTAGAGATGCTGACCTTTATATCATGCACTCACACTCAGAAGGATTTGGATTGGTTCTACTGGAATCAATGTTAAATAGAACAGCATGGGCATCACGCAATATTGCAGGTGCCAAGGTGCTGAGTGATTTTGGATTCACATATGATAATGATTCTGCTCTACGTGAGTACATGATTGATTTCAGAGGTGTGCCAGAGTCCAAACTTGATGATGCACATGAATACGTGATGAACGCACATTTGATTAAAAACACAGTAAATGATATTTTGAAATTAATATGAAAATAACTTTTGGTATAACAACAGACTACTCTAATCAACCACAAATCAACGAAGTAATCTCCTCTATCAGATCACTACAAATACCTGAGTATGAGATTTTAATTGTTGGTGGTGAGAAGAAAGAAGATATGGTTGACGTAACGCATATCTATTTTGATGAGACTCAACAACCTAGTTGGGTAACACGCAAGAAGAACACCATTGTTCAGGCAGCAAAGTATGATAACATCGTATTGATGCACGACTACTATGTGTTTGATAAAGATTGGTACAAGAACTTCTTGGAGTTTGGTGAAGAATGGCACATCTGTTCTAACAAACAACTACTCATTAATGACAAGAGACACTTTACAGATTGGGTGACATGGGATGATCCTGTATTCCCACGTTACACTGCACTGAGACATGATGATTGGTCACGTGCTAACTATATGTACATATCTGGTGGTTACTTTCTAGTGAAGAAACAAGTTGCACTAGATAATCCATTCAACGAAGAACTCACACACGGCCAAGCCGAAGATGTTGAGTGGTCTCTCCGTGTGCGTCATAGATATGTGATGAAATGTAATGGTAACAGTATTGTGAAACATAATAAGTGGCATAGAGATGCAAAATAAATTAGTAATTTTTGACCTTGACGGTGTATTGATTGAATCACGTGAACTACATTATGAAGCATTGAATGATGCTCTACGTAAAGTTGGTAGTGAGTATGTGATTACACGTGAAGAACACTTGAGTTTGTATGATGGTCTAAACACCACAAAGAAACTTGAGATGTTGTCTGAGAAGAAAGGTCTTGACCGTAAATTCTTCAATCAGATTTGGCAAGATAAACAAGTTGCCACATTCAACCTCATCAGACAATTTCCAAAGAATAACAAACTTAGGCAGATGTTTGCCAAGTTGAGTAGTAATGGAATTAAGATTGCTATTGCAAGTAATTCTATACGTGAGACAGTTAAGTTGGCACTATTGTCTGTTGGTGTCATGGAGTATGTTGATTACTATGTCTCTAATGAGGATGTTAAGAGAACCAAACCATATCCTGAGATGTACTGGCAATGTATGACAGCATTAGATGTACTACCTAAGAATACAGTTATCATTGAAGACAGTCATATTGGCAGACAAGGCGCACTAGATTCTGGTGCTCACTTAGTTCCAGTTAAAGATTCATATGACTTGACGATGGATAAAATTGATGAAGCAATCGATACACTTAACGGTGTAATTAAGAAAATGATACCATGGAGAGATAAAAAAATGAACGTACTAATTCCTATGGCTGGCGCTGGTAGTAGATTCGCAGCAGCTGGTTACACATTCCCTAAACCATTGATTGAGGTTAATGGTAAACCAATGATTCAAGTTGTTGCAGAAAACCTAAACGTTGATGCACACTTCATCTACATTGTACAAAAGGAACACTATGATAAATACAACCTCAAACAATTATTAAACTTAATCTCACCTGGTTGTGATATCGTACAGGTTAATAGTTTGACAGAAGGCGCAGCATGTACAACTCTGTTGGCCAAAGAACTTATTAACAACGATGAGCCATTACTGATGGCGAACTCAGACCAATATGTGGAGTGGAACTCAAATGAATGTCTCTATGCTTTTACTGCTGACGGCGTTGATGGTGGTATCGTTACCTTTAGGGCAACCCATCCAAAGTGGTCATTTGCAAAACTCGGAGATGACGGTTTCGTCACAGAAGTAGCAGAGAAGAATCCAATTTCAAATATCGCAACAGTCGGTATCTACTATTGGAAAAAAGGTTCTGATTATGTTAAGTATGCTGAACAAATGATTGAAAAGAATATCCGTACCAACGGAGAATTCTATGTGTGTCCAGTATTCAATGAAGCCATTGGTGATGGTAAGAAGATTCGTGTCAAAGATATTCCTAAGATGTGGGGCATTGGTACTCCAGAAGATTTAAATTACTTCTTGGAGAATCATAAATGAAAGTTGCAGTTGTATTAACAGGACACCTCCGATGTTGGAGAGAGGTGTTTCCTAATTTCAAAGAAAAGATTATTGACCGATACAATCCCGATATCTACATACACACATGGGATGATGAGGCGTATTGGATTCCTGGTGATAAACAAAATAAAACAGGTATCTATGAAGGCGCACCACAAATTGTTGATGATGAAATATTAGACACATACAAACCAGTACACTATGTGAAAGAGTATTGGGAAGATTTCAATAAACACTTTGAATCTTGTGGTGAATACTTTACGAACTATGCACACAGACCAAAGAATATTCTATCGATGTTCTACAAGATGCACCAAGGTTTCTCTGCACTTGAAACACACGTTGCACGACTACAATCATCATATGATTTGGTAATTCGTATGCGTCCTGATATGTTGATACACGATGACCTGCCTGATTTTGATCCAAATGTATTCTACACTGTTGCAGCCAGAAACCATTTAGGTCAAGGCACCGGTGATGTAATGCAAGTTGGTAACTTTATTTCTATGATGTTCTTCACCAAAATGATTACTGTAATTGGTTCTGTCTACAAACAAACTGATCTATTATGTCCTCATGTGATGTCAACGCAACACATTAAGAACCTTGGATTCAACTGGCAGGAGATAAATCTAAATAGAACTCTCATGCACACACCAAAAGGACCTTATGTTGAAATGGACAAGTAATACGTTTAAAGATATCATAGAATTAAAAGATGGACCTGTAACCTATTCCGATAACGGCAGAGGTAATCTTAAGATGAGTAATCATCCTTATCCATACTCCATCAAAGAAGAAGAATTTAACTTTCTAAAAAATCTAATCGTAGAACATAACCTTCAACGTGGTTATGAATGTGCAACAGCATTTGGTATCAGTTCAACAGCATTAGGTTTGGGTTTCTTGGAAACTGGTGGTAAGGTCGTAACAATGGATGCCTACATTGAAGAATCTAAAGGTAATCCAGGTCACTACAGAGATATGCAACGTGAAGTGTATGATAAGGCCGATGGTTACAAATCAGTTAAGTATTTGATTGAACAGTTTGGTTTAGAGAACACACTCTTTCCAGAGATTGGTTGGAGTCCTGATGATACAGAGACTTGTGTACGTAGACATTTCTCTGAGCCACTAGACTTTGTATTCATTGACGCAGGACATTTCCCTGAACAAATGATTAAAGACATTGATGCATTTTTGCCATTGCTTGGTGAAAAGTATGTGTTGGCATTCCATGATGTGTATGACCACAGTTTCGCAGAATCAGTACATGACCACTTATTCAACAAGATTGGTAAAAAGGTTGAGATTAAACTTTATTATCCTGCAGGTGAAAATATGGGAGTTGTGATAAACGTATGATACTAATTGCACACCGTGGTAATACTAATGGACCGAAACCACATTTAGAAAATAGTCCAGATTATATTGATTTAGCTCTTGAAGATGGATTTTCAGTAGAAGTGGACTTATGGTGTGTCGATGATGTTTTATATTTTGGCCACGACAATCCACAATATCTGGTGGATCCTGAGTATTTGATGGTACGTAAACAAACACTATGGATTCACTGCAAAAATAAAGAAGCATTCAGTTATTGTCTAAAAAACAAACTGCATTGCTTCTGGCACAGTGTGGATGACTACACGATGACCAATTGGGGTTATGTTTGGGCATATCCTGGTAAAGAACCAGTGAACCAATTGACAGTATTGGTGATGCCAGAGAATGTCTGGCCAACGAAGAAAACGATATCTCTTAATGCTTTTGGTGCATGTTCTGATTGGGTTGGTGAAATTCGTGATTACATAAATAGAATATAATATTAACTGCTGCAGAGGCGGAGATGAAATTTAGTCGGTTTATACAAGAGGCCAAAGGCCAGTCCAAGGTTATTGTCGTTTATGGCGGTGGTTTCCAACCATTTCACGCTGGTCATATGAGTAGTTATGAACAGGCTAAACGTGCATTCTCATCTGCCGATTTCTATGTTGCAGCCAGCAACGACACCAAGAATCGACCAATCCCATTCAAAGACAAACAATTCTTAGCGCAACAAGCAGGCGTTAACGATAACTTTGTTCAGGTCTCACAACCAGTTAATCCAACTGAAATTCTATCACGTTACGATCCTAAGAAAGACATTCTGATTCTTGTTCGTAGTGAAAGAGATCCTGTGAACTATACCAAAAAAGATGGTTCACCAGCATACTATCAACCATTCAAATCAATCAAAGAGTGTAAATCATTTGATCCAAAAGGTGGACATGGATATGTTTATGTAACGAAAAAACACATCTTCAAAGTAAATGGCCAAGAAGTTTATTCAGGCAGTCAAATACGTTCAATGTACACAAAGGCCGATGACGCTGGTCGTAAAAATATGATTAAAGATTTGTATCCAAAAGCCACAAAGCCTGCAAAATTAAAACAACTACTAGACAAATATATCGGTGGCAATATGAAAGAATCAGCAGACGAATTATTTGAATCTTTGTTCGTTGAATCTGTTGATGATTCATTTGAGATACTACTGAGTGAAGGTGTACATGATGCATCCATTTTCAAGGCAGTATTCTTAGCAGGTGGTCCAGGTTCTGGTAAAGATTATGTGCTTGACAATACACTTGCAGGTCATGGTTTAACAGAAATCAATTCGGACAGAGCATTAGAGTTTATGATGGACAAACAAGGCCTTGATAAGAAGATGCCTTCTGCTGAAGAAGATAAACGTAACTTTGTTCGTGGTCGTGCAAAAACCATTACAGATTTGCGCCAACGTTTGGCATTGTTAGGTCGTAATGGTTTGATTATCAACGGCACTGGTGATGATGTTGAGAAAACTAAGAAGATTAAAGCAAGACTAGAAGAACTTGGTTATGATACCAAAATGCTTCTGGTTAATACACGTGATGAAATTTCTGCACAGAGAAACATTGAACGTGGCCAACGTGGTGGTCGTGCCGTACCCGAAACAATACGTAAAGAGAAGTGGGATTCGGTACAGAACTCACGCACAGAATATGCCAAGTTGTTTGGTACAAACTACATTGAGTTTGACAATTCGGAAGACTTACGTTCGGCAGACCCCGAAGTCGTAAAGCAAAAGAAAATGGAGTTGATGGATATCTTTAAGAACGTCCGTGAATTCACACAGGCGCCACCTAAGAGTGAACCTGCTGAGTTGTGGATTGCTTCTGAGATGGAACGCAAGAACAGGTTTGCAGTACCACCAAAACAGGCAGAGTTGTCCGCACATGCCGATGGCCAAGGTGCCGCAGCTGACCAAGCACACAAACTTGGTCTATCATACTATGGTTTTGGTCGTTATGGTAAACAAGGCAAAGTTACACACCATACAGTCAATGGTAAGTTGGTTGAAGTGCCAAAAGAGAAACCAGGTGAGGTCAGTGTACCAACAACTGGTTCGTCAATGAAGAAAATCCAAGAGGCAGCATATACTGGTAATATCGGTATGATGGAAGTTATGAAGTTCCATCAGAAAGCCACACCAGAACAAAAGAAAGAGTTTAAATCGCACATGGCCAATAACAAACACGGCGATGCATGGAAATTAATTCAAGATGTGTCTGGTGTTAAGTTGGTTGGTAAAGAATTCGAATCAAATGATAAATATGTTACTGATAAGAATGGAAATCCTAGAATGTTTATGTTGCGCCGAAATGCAGCAAAAGAAGCACACACCAAAGATGGTGAAGTGGTGCAACAGGGTAAAGGTTATGTCGTCAAATTAAAGGAGAATAAAAATGATGAGATTTTTCAAAGGACTATTGAGTCGCAAACAAACACCAGTGGTAGAACAAGTCTTACCGAGTCCTACTCCAGTAGTAGAAGTGGTACAGGCACCAGAACCAGTGGTAGAATCACCGAAAGTGGAAGTACCAGTGGAGAAACCAGTGGTCAAATCAACGAACACTGTGGCTGCGAAACCGATTCCACCAAAAAACTCACGCTCACCAAAATCAGGGAACGCCAAGCCGAGAAGATCAAAGAGTCCATCGACAAAGGCATAGAACCTGGATTATCCATGGCTGCGTCTGGTGAAAGCATTGGACGTGACATGGGTGAAAAGATTAAAAAGAGGACTGGTAAAGCATCACAAGTTGTAGAAATGCAAGGTGATGAAACCGGTGCTTCTATTGGTGC